TCTGTAAACAACTTACCTTGTACATTGGCATACTCATCAATAACACAACCATCTAAATAGATACCTCGTAATCCATCTGAGTTCTCTGAACCTAATAATGTTATTCTTGAACCATTAGGTAAATCGCAACGTAGTTCTGTTTCGTTAAACTTAACACCTGGTATTAGAGCTGTGTATTGTTTCATATAATCCCAAGCAATAGATTTAGCTTGTTTGAAGGTGGGTGCTATATAGGCGTATCTGGGTGCTTTGTTAGTAGAACGTAGTGCTGACATTAGTAGATGATTAATCATACATACTGTTTTGCCAAACCTTCTATGGCAGACTAATACTGACCAGCGATATTTCTTCATATTAAAATGAAGTTCTATTTGTTTCTCTCTGGGGTAATATGGAATCTTATATTGTATAGTTCCACTATTAATTACTGTTTCAGTAATGGTTGTCATTAGTGTATCGCCTTAGACTTTGTATCGCTTATGATTGCATTCTCAATATTTAATAACATCATTAACCAAGAACTAAAGATTGCAGAATGTTCTTTGTCTTCAAAACCAGTGAATTTAACTGTGATGGAATTATCACTGTTTATGAATACAACTGCTTTTACATTAGTGTTGTAATAATCTTCATCATCTTGGTGCATTGATCTGTTCATATACTATTAGTAGTATTTTAATATTATATAAAGGTGGGTCAGGCAAAGAAAAAGGTGGTGGGTTGTTTTGGGGATAGTGGGTATGTGAGTTAGCGAATTTGTGTGTGGCGAAGGCTGTGTGGCGAACTGACTATGGCTCAAAGTGAGTTCTCTAGTCCCATGTATATATATAATAAAAATGCGGCGGCTTTATGGGGTGTAGGGGGGGTGTGCAATCTGAAATTGTGCCAACTCCTACAACCAACACGATATATAAATAGTTTATGCCAATAACTTTTTATTATCACTGTAAATTAAATCACAACCTACACGATACACACACAATAAACTGTTGCATTAATATCACAGTGTTGCATATCCGATACAAATACACATATTGCAACTGATCGCTGTGTATTAATAAATAGCAACTTTATTGCATGTATTTAATTACTTGATCGCATAACTTACTAATACAACTAATGCTTTTATTTCTTGTTATGTTTTTAATTGGTTGCTTGAATGTTTTATCTAATTCAATCTTTAATAGTATTTGTTTATAACTTGGTCCAATGTCCAGGATATGTTTAAAGCTATTTCTCTTTTATATAATTTTCTCTTTTTGCCTTTCCCTTTTTTAATTGGCGTAAATATTAGCCACAAGATATTTGGCGTAAATTGTAGCTCTAAAAATAAAAGATAATAAATTCAATATCTTACTATTTTTATCTATTTTTACTATTTACATTATTATTAATATAACCTAAATGGTAATCAACAACAAATGAAAGGTAAATACTATGAAAATAAAAACAATAAGTAAAAACTTAAACGTTGTAAGCAATGAACATGTTGCTTTATGTTTTAGTTATGAAACGCCTGTAGCTGGTTATAATTCCCACATAGGATTTTTTAAAACAAAAAAATTCTGGTCGGTAACTACTAGTAAGCACATTAATAAATTTTTAGCTGAATATAATGTGCCAAATAATAAAGTTATGGAATTGGATCAGGAAGAAATTAACCAATTTAATTTTGATAACTTCAACAAAAAGGTTGCATAAATGATACAATCTAAAGGTGAAGCTCTTATAACATTAGTAGTTGGCGAAACTTTAATAGATCCAAATGAGTTAATGAGTAACCAGGATTTTGTTAAAGAAGCTAAAAGATTAATTAAAGAAAAACTAGATTTCTACATAATTAAAGACAAGCTAGTTAAATGGTGTAACGAAAACTATTAATTTTAATAACTTGTAACTTTGTATTTATACAGGGTTACAGGATCTTAAAATAATAAGATCATACTATTGACATAACTTTAATGGTTATGATAGTATAAAACAAATAACAACTGAAAGGGTTATAATATGATCAAGTACGTAATACACTCTAAAAAATGGAGAGATAAACTTAATGGAAATACATATCACTCAGTTAGAGTTTTAAACACTCAAAATAATTCATTAATTGCAGCTCCATATCAATATGGCTATGGAGATCAATTTATGCAATCAGCTCACGAAGTTATGAAAAAAACTGGTTGGGTTGGAGATAAATTTACACCAGAAGATTATCTTCAAATCCATATTATAGATCAAGATAATTGCAAAAAAAATGAAGTTATTAAATGGGGAGGAAATGCTTAATGAAAAAATATATCATAACAGAATATCCAGGTTTAATTAGAAAATACGTAGTTGAAGGTAAGAATAAGGAAGATGCTTACAATAATTTTATTGAAGATAAAATTGTTGAATCTTTAGAAGATGATTACTTTGAAAACTATATGGATACAGAAATAGAAGAGTTTAAACAACAGGAGGTTGCATAATGAATAGTATCCAAACAATGAAAGAATATATCAGCACCTTTGATGATGAAAAGTTATTAAATGAATTTGATCTGTATAGATCAGTTCAATCAAAGGGAATTAAAGAAATAATTTATCAGCAAATAATTGAATATGAATTATATACAAGGCGTTTGCTTGATCATAAGCTAATAGAGGATAGCTACGAAATGGAGTACGCACAATGAAAACATTTTATAATATGATCGCTTTGATACTTGGCTTTATAAATATGATTGGCATAATAACAATTATGTATGTATTTATTAACTGATGATCGAGCTACTAAACGAATTTACATATCTTGAATTGCTTGGCTTGGCTTTTTTGTCAAGCCTTGTAATTTTATGGTATGGATCTAAAAGATAATATGAAAAACAAATTTAAAATAGTTTTAAATGCTGATGACGTAGTACATAACAGAAAAATATTATCTGTTAAATTACATGTATGGAAAAAATTAATATCTTGCTCGGCTTTGGAACAAATACCCATTAGCAAAATAATAGACAAGGCAATTACAAAATATATTGAAGACAATAACATTGACATTGAAACAATATTTAAAAACAATGTTGAAGTTAAACAACAAAGAATGGATAGTTTAATTGACTATGATTTTACTGTTGTTGATCAAATAGAATATAAATAATTACTGTTCTATTATTTCTTTTTTATCATCGTTGATTTTCTCATAACTTGAATACTTTTGCTCAAGTTCAGGTGAGTCCAACCATGATACAATGATCTGATTGTTGGTAGTTTTGTTTAAAGTAAGATCCTTTTTATCTGAATATAGATCTGTTGATTTACTTGCGATCCATGTAATGAATTTAGTTTTTTCCCTTATCCAAGATATTAAATTAGGATCTAAAGTATCTGAATTTATATCAGCTTGATACACGTCAAGTAAATGATCAACGATATTTTGGATACCAATTTTTCTGCAACTCTCAACCTTTGCTTTTAGTTCCTTGTTGTTTTCTTGATTCAAATAATCGTAAAACTTCTTTAAGCTGCAAGGTAATGTCCCTTCCCTCTTTATACTTGCTAGAGTTTTTCCTTCGGATAGCTGCTCTAATACTGTATTTAGAATGGTATCGTCCAAGGTTATCAACTCTTGGCTTGACTTTGGTTTCGTAGTAATTTCTGACATAATCTAAATCCTTATCTCTAAATTGTTTTAAACTTGCAAGGCTTTTAATCTTCTTCTCATCTGTATAACCTGGCTTGTTATAACCTCCTCTATTAGCTCTATCCCTAAAGCCATAAAAGTTTGTATTCTGTCCACCATGAAATCTGCATTTATAAATTTGAAATCCATGATCGTTGAAACTATTGGTAGGAAATCCTTTGGCTTGACAAGGTTTTCCTGATAGCCTTGACATATCCATACAAAATATTTTCTTAGATTTAAAACCTGCCATATCATTTTTTATTTATTGGCTCACCTTTCCAATTCAATCCATTGGCTTTATTAAAAGCTACCTTTTTTCTGTAATTAAAACTTCTGTTCTTTGCATTCTTTGATAACGCTGAGGATAATCTTTGATCTAGTATATTTTTTGGCACAGCTTTCTGGTCCCTCAGCTCTTGCTCCTTTAGTTCCAACGCAACTCTTGCGTAATAAGGATGTATGTTATTTGTAATACATTCTTTTAGTTCTGGCAGTCCCATACATTGTGCGATTTTAATAATCTTGTTTTGCTTATCTAAAGATTTATTATTAACTATACCCTCTATCTTATTACTTAAACTTTTATTACTTAGTTCTATTATACTAGTTTTAATTATATTAGTTTTATTAATAGAGCTAGAATCTGACTGTCTGATAGGTAGATTCTGACTATCGCCAGTTAGATTATGACTGTCATTACGTTCAGATCTGTGGATAAATTCAGGGTTAATCTTATAAAGGTTAGATGAAGATAGCCGCTTTTTCATAATGAAACTATGCCTTACAAGTATGTTAATTATAATCTTAATCTTAGACTCGGAATACCCTGTCAATTCCTTAATCTTAGAATACCTAGGGTAGCATAAACCAGATCTAAAGTTAGTAAATCTTAGCAATACAATCAATATAGATAAGCAATCGCCTTTCCTTTTGCTTGGCAGTGAGAGAAATAAGTCGTGATTAAAGATACCTACATTCAATCTTATATGCGATTTATTAGCCACGTTTTACCTTATGTTTACACACCTTATCATGCTCAATCTGTAGTTTAAGCATTTCATAGTACCACTCCTCCTCTAAAATAGGGTTTAAATCAGTTTTAAAGGGGTATAGACGCTTAACTTTGAACTCTAGGCTGTCGGTATCTGGTATAGGTTTATAGTATAGCAAAAAACAGGGTATATTTAAGCCTTTTGCTATGTATTCCACAACTGTTGTATATTTATGATAGTTCTTACCTGTATCGTACACAGTTTCAATGACTGCTAATGGCTGCCAACAAGGTTTATTAATACAAATAGGTACAGAATCAATATCTATGTAAGCAATATCAGAGCATTTGTTTCTATGCCATTCGGAATAGAAGTCGCCAAATCCACCAACAAAGTAATTATATCTCGCCATTAGTTTTTTATTTTATAATAAAAGCTGTCGTCATCTGACGTACTCCAACTATCTGTTTCAACGCTTGGATAATCCATATTAGTTTTATAATCTGGTATCTGATCTTTAACTGTAAAGTTAGGTAGATTAAATAATATTTTATTGTTTGGCATTAGTGCGAAATTGCCTTGCCACTCATCTTCTCTATTCAATTCTAAAATATGGTGGTGTTTATGTTCGGCACTTACCTCACTGTAAGTTATGTTTAATAAATTCATATCAGGTTGGCAGTAATCAATACTAAATAAATAATTAGCTCTATGTAATTTATTATTCCGATCAATAAACTTACACTGTGATGTGGCTAGTGCATTGTATTCAATAACATTGGCATGATAAGATAAGCAATCCCAATACACAGTTTTTTTTAATTCTAAATCAACTACATCTTTTCTATTGTAAGCATCAGAAAAAAAAGCTGTGATCGGTAGCCTTGCATAGTTAGCACCATTCGGTAGCATGATATTAAACAATGGAGTTCTACCCTCTAAGGTAGTTATGGAATGGATAAGACAAACTTCCTCTTCGCCAATATGTTTTTCTTTATTGTATAAATATTCTAGTCTTACCTTTGCTTTCCATACAGGTATATTATGATTAAGAAATGACATTGTTTGCTTTCTGTAATTGTAGATTGAGAGCTTGCACTTCTTCGTTGAGCCGATCTATTTCTTTTTTAAGTAAGACAATCTTCTCTTCATACATCTCACAAACAATCTCAACTGTTAGTTCTTGATCAATCATTAGTTTTCTAACTTTCTAATTGATTTAATTACACCTCTGGGAATGCAAACGCAGTCGCCAAAGTCTATTGTGTTATCTGAATTAAAACTAAATGTGGCAAAGGTTTTTATCCAATCTTTATTATCTTCATAAAGATAACCAATGGTTGTGCATATTGCTGGAACTAAATTCTTTAATTGATCCTCAGTATTCCAAGCATCATCACATCCTTCAGAACTTATATCCAACCATTCAACAATTACTTTATCATAGTTTATGTGTCGCATACCAAGCCTCATAGAAATCGTTAGGTGTTATACCTGTTTTATCAGTTATAATTTTCATAAACTTTGGGTGGGGAATACGTTGGCATTTTTTCCAACGTAACAAAGTAACTGTAGGATTAGTTCCTTTTAATCCTAACAACTTTGCAAAATCTTTGTTAGGAAGTTTTTTCTCTTCCTGACATAATGTTAATTTATGTTTCATTTATTACATCTCCTTATCATTTGTTATTATTTGTTTAGCTTTCTTTAATGACTTTGCTTTGTCAAATTGTACTTCAATAAATTGACCAGCATATTTATTATTATAGTATTTTGGATAACAACTTTTGTTTGGTATTTTTTTATTAATATAAAAAGTATTATTCTTTTTACTAATAACATATTCAAAGTTATTATTTTCAATCGTTGTTACATACCACTCGTATGTATCTTTCTTAACTTTTTTCTTATTACCAAAACAATCAAATTTTTTATGATATGCTTTAAGTAATTTACTTATTTGTTTATTATTTTTAGTCATTTTATTCCTTTCGTTTGTTGTTTAAATAACTAATAAACTAAATGGTTATATATGTCAATTAAATAATTAAAAATAGTTATTGACTACAATAACCAAATAGATTATTGATGTTTTAAACAATGAAAGGTTTATATGGTTATTGATTTAACAAAGAATAATAGTACCGCATCTATAAAAAATATAGATGAAGACTTGGCACTTAGTTATTATGCTAAGCTAGGTTTGGACCACAGCTCACCTTCACAAGAAGCATTATCTAATTCAGATTGGATTGTAAGATATTGCCACTTCACACAAGAAGATAGAAGATTAATGAACATCAGTTATCGTATGACTGCAGGTGTATCTATTGGTAGAGCTTCGCAAAGATATGTTTCTAAATATATGTATGAAGCAGAAAAGAAAATGCTCATTGAGAAAAAAGATTTAGATACTATCATCAAAGAAGAATTAGCTGAGTATGATAAATACCAGGCACACAATGAAATGGATAAAGAGCAACATCAAGATACTAAAAATTATTTAGTGGATATGATTAAGATAACTTGCAACGCATTAACAGATCTTAAACTTGGAGATGATTTAGCAAGTGAAAGATATTGCACACATAAATTTAAAGATATTGTCTTAGCAAAGATTGGAAGAATAGATTACGAACAAATGAGTGGAACTAAATTAGTTGAGTTAAAGACTAAACATAGATCAAAAAGAAAGTCAGATACTAAAGCTGGATTCAGTTGGGTTAAAGGTTATTTGCCTAAGCAACCTGATGTTAATCATGTACGTCAATGTGCTTTCTATTGGTACGCTACAAAAAAAACTCCACACTTACTTTATGTGAATCAAGATAGTTATAATATCTTTACACCTGACACTTGTGAATTGCTTACACCTGAGTACATGGAGTTCTTAGTGCAACAAGATTTAATTACAGCTAAGATTAGACAGAACTTAGTTTATCTTTGCAAAGGCAATCCTTTTGAGATGGCAAAGCTAGTTCCACCACCAGATTTTTCTGGTTTCATGTGGAAAGATATTCAAGATGAGTATGTACGTAAAGCTGCAAGTCTTTGGGACAATGTGTAGAATTATGGATTTAAATTGGTATCAAAAAGAACACGATAAGATTAGACAACAATTTAGGCATGATAATATAATGCGTAAGTTAAAACAAAGGGAAGATAGGGAGTTTAGAAATATGTTTATTAAAGTAGTTTTAATTTTAATAATATTTG